CGGAACATTCACTGATGCCGATTCGATGAGTCGGCATTGGGAAGACAACCGAGATACCGGTTCGCCGGGCATCACTCGAGAGGAAAGGATATGACTCAGATAGCAATTGTTGGTTACGAGAGCGACTGCAACTGCGATCACTGCGGGCGCGCCTTGCGCCACGGAGTTCGCCTGAATGACGGGCGCGTGGTTGGCGCCACTTGCCTGGATAAGAAGCTGACGAAGCCCCGCCAGTACCAGGGTAATTCGTTCCGATTCGGGGCTGAGCACATCGTCAGGATCGCAAAAACCGTTCAGTTCTATTCACCATCCAACTGGGCGCGCTTTGGTGTTTCGGCATCTAGCACAACCTTCGAGGCAGTCACATGAAATTGAAGCCGAAGCGTGGGCAAGCAGACCTAAGGGGCGATGGGCGCGACTACTCGCGATTGGTGCTCGCAGCATTCGATTCGATTGAGGATGACGCGGAAACAGAGCGACTGATTGAGCTGAATCGGCGCCGCCGTGAGGTCAATGAGAATGCCAAGAAGCGTTTCTAAACCGCCGCCCTGCCGGTATCAGACCCAGCCCCGCTCTCATCAAGTAGCGCGGGCTCAGCGACTGGATGAGGCGCAGTTGTCGGCTTGATGGATTAACAAGCGAGGCGCACATGACCGCGTATTACAACGAGCACGCCCCGTACGCGGCGCAGTGGCTCCGCAATTTGATTGCAGCCGGCCACATCGCACCTGGCGACGTAGACGAGAGGAGCATCGAGGATGTCTGCCCTTCAGACCTCACCGGTTACACGCAATGCCACTTCTTTGCAGGTGTTGGAGTCTGGTCCCTCGCTCTTCGTAGAGCCGGATGGCCAGATGACGTTCCTGTATGGACCGGGAGTTGCCCATGCCAGCCTTTCAGCACGTCAGGCAAAGGCGCTGGGTTTGCTGATGATCGACACCTCTGGCCATCCCTTGCCTGGCTTATCGAACAGCGCCGACCTGCAGCGTTCTTTGGAGAACAGGTTGCGAGCGCAACTCAATGGCTCCTTCTTGTGCGAAGTAATTTGGAGGCCATGGGTTACGCCTTTGGGGCAATGCCTATCGAAGCCGCAAGCGCAGGTTCGTTCACACCTCGCGAGCGACTTTTCTTTGTGGCGGACACCGCTGGCCTCGGACGGAAAGAAAGCGGATTGCAGGCTGCCCGGCGTGCTGCGAAGGATTCAGGAGGGGCGTCAGATTTCATTAGCAATGCAAGCGCGGTTGAGTTTGTGCAATGCCTTGACGGAAAGCGAAGGCCGATTGAGCCCGGAACATTCCCGTTGGCTAATGAATATCCCAACCGAGTGGAGCAGCTGCGCGCCTACGGAAACGCTGTCGACGCTGAAGCGGCGCGGATATTCATTCAAGCCGCGATGAACGCCTAACCCCACCCCCGCAGCTTGGCTACAGGCTGCAGCGGGGATTAACAGAATGGAGAGAGAGATGAACTTTGCAGCGCTTGAAAGGCAGCGAATCGAACTGCAGCAGCAGATTGCTGCAGAGAAAAGCCGGCACGAAGTCGAAATCCGGTCGCTAAGTTCCGCCCTCGCGGAAACAAACAGGCTGATATCGGCCGCCTCTGATGGCCTGAACATCGAGCTGATCAAGCTTGCAGAGTCGGTGATGGAAGTTCGCGGCTCATTCGATAAAGCCGGCGAGGACAGGCAGCACGCTCTGCGCAAAGCAATCGACGACCTAGCTACCGGCGCGCAGGCAATCAAGAAGTCGTACTTCGGTACCAAGCAGTACGCCCACTGGTACGGCCAGTACGTCGAATGCAGCTACGGTTACGGCCCGTCGCACGGCCACGTCATCTTCTCTATCGGCCTTCGCAGCTCGCACGCTGGGCAGCAGCTGAGCGCTGAAGAAATCGACGCCTGCCTGTACTACCTCCGCAACCTGACAGCAATTCAGTCTGCCGCCAAGGCAGCCGCCTAACCGCCACACTGTCACCCATAAGCACATAGGAGGAGCAGATGAGCGACATACGCATTCGCGACATTGGCGAGGTCGGCAACTACTACGGACGTATCGCCATCAAGAACGAGGATGGGGCGCTCTATTGGTCGATTGAGAACTGGGACGGGCACAACTGGGTGCCATGCCCTGAATACCTTTTCGATGCACTAAGCCGACACCAAGACGAGCTTGATGCTGAATCGAGCACCCCATGCTAACCGAACCCCAAACCCTCCTCCTCATCTGCGTACTAGCTGCGCTGTGGGGGTGGGAGTGGTGGAGAGAGAAACCCTGAGCCAGCCAGGCCAGACCCTAACGGGCCTGTAATAACCGAGGGCGCCCGGTGCTGGTAGCGCCACAGACACATCCACGGAGACAGGCATGGGCAGCATCCACGACGCAGCAAAAGAAGACGACGTATCTGGCGTGATCGTCGGCGGCGACTACCTGGTCGGCATTCTGACCTACCAGGGCCGGCAGCAAGGTCGGCAGCTTTACGCCGCGAACGGAGGCGAACTGTTTGAGAAGGCGTTTCACCTAAAGCGCGAGATTCTGGCCGACTGCGGCGACGCTGCTCACCTGATCTACGAAACAAACGAGTGGCAACTGAAGATCCTTTCGTAGCGCACACAGCCGGAGCCGATCCGGCGTCACGGAAGACGACTCCTGCCTAGCGCCTGCCGGGAATCGGTAGCAGGCCGAATGGCTCACGTAACGAGCCTGCATCGGGAAGCGATCTGAGTGCTTTGCATCCCCAGCGCTCGCTGGGTAGCGGCGAATAAGTAGGCCAAGTCACGATGGAAGCCGAAAACAACCGCCAGATCGTTTCCCGATGCAGTGGATTCGCCGCAATCGGTATATCCGAGGGAAAACCGGAAACGGATAAAAGCTGGACTTCGGCAGCCAGCCACACCTGCATAACCCCTTCCATCGCCCATCCGGGCAACCGAGGTATCCCCACATGAAATACGGACCCATAGGGCCCCGCGAACAGCCGTGCCCGGATGACAGCGTTTCCGAGGCAGAGCAGGTACTGGCTGCGCTCGACAGCCTCCACGAACCAACCATGCAGGCCTACGCCGAGTTCTGCGAGGACAAGATCGAAGTGCCGGCCGCGCTGGCCAAGGCGCTGATCCTGTCCATCTGCTCAGGCAAGTGGGACGCCCTGCGCAGCCGCATCGGCTACTCGAACGAATGGCTAGACGAAGCCCTGAACGAAATCGTCTGGAGCATCGACAAGCTGCAAGCGGCCTTCATCGAACACCACGCGGCGCAGTTGCGCAGCACCGCAGAGCAGATCAAGCAGGAGGCAGCATGAGCGATCACGCACGCCACTTCGTCGTTCAGGTCGGCGCCGTCTACCGAACAGTCGTCCTCGCCAAGCATTACGACACCCTCCTCGAAGCCCTCACGCTGGCAGCAAGCAAGCCTCTCGCGCAGCACTGCACAGACGAGGAGTGGGAGTTTATTCGCGGCGCGATTATGGGCGCGCAGGGAGAGCAGCCATGAACGCCACTACCGCACCAGTGAAAACCCTGATCGATGAGCAGCTCGAAGAGGTCGCAGCAGCCACTCCCCGCGAGGCGCTAGAACTGGCCCGCTCCCTTGGGTTCATCGGATGGCCAGTGCGCGCCTATCGCGAGCCTAACGGCTTGTGGGTGCATCGGTATGACAAGCGAGGGATTCAGGCATGAACACCCTCCCCCTCCCCTACGACACCGGCCCGCACAACGACACCCCATCAGGCCACAGCTTCGCAGCTGCTTGGTGGACCCTTACCGGGTTCGGCGTGCTGGCTGGCGTGCTGCTGATCGGCCTGGCTGGCGAGGCGGCGATATACAAACTTTTCGGAGGTTGAGCATGAACAACCAGAACATGAGCATCTGGAGCCAGGTCGAGAAGACCGCGCCGGAAGCCACCAAGTCAGCGAAGGTAAACGGCCAGCAAATCACGTCGATCAGCGGCCAGCACATGATCAAGCGCGCTACGGAAGTGTTCGGCCCGGTCGGTATCGGCTGGGGCTGGACGGTCGCCGAGGAGCGCTTTGACCAGGGCGGCGAGATTCGCAACGACAAGGGCGAGCTGATCGGCCACGAGGTCGGCCACACCATCCGCGTCAGACTCTGGTTCATGCAGGGCGACAAGCGCGGCGAGGTCGAGCAGTACGGCTGCACACCATTCACCTACAAGAGCAAGTGGGGTGTCACCACGGACACCGAGGCGCCGAAGAAGTCGCTCACCGACGCCGTGAAGAAGGCGCTGGCGATGCTTGGCTTCAGTGCTGACATCTTCCTGGGGCTCTACGACGACCGCGACTACGTGGCTGAACGAGAGGCCGAGGCGCAGCTTGAGCAGGCCGAGAACAAGGAAGCCGAGGCGGCGCGTCAAGCGCAAGAGCGTCTCGACTGGCTCAAGGCTGCTCTCGACACGATGGCCGGCGCGCAAACCATGCACGAGCTTTCCAAGCTCCACGCTTCTTACGTCCGCAGCGCGACGCGCCGCAATGAGGACAAGTTCGTCAAGCGCCTAGCCATGGCATTCGATGAGCGCAAAGCCCAGCTTGAGCCTAAGCAGGAGGCCGCAGCATGAGCGCACTCTACGAGATCACCGGCCAGTTCAAGGAGCTGGCCACGCTGCAGGAGACGGCCGACGAGGATCTGGCCGTCGCCATCCGCGACACGATGGCCGGCATCGAAGCTGAGTTCAACGAAAAGGCGCTGGCTGTCTCGCACGTCATCCTGAACTTCGACGCCGACGTTGCCGCGCTGGACAAGGAGATCGACCGTCTGCAGGAGCGCAAGCGCATCGTCACCAGCCGCCAGCGCGAGATCAAGGAGTACCTGCGCGAGAACATGGAAGCGGCCGGCATGACGAAGATCAGCTGCCCGCTGTTCACCATCACCCTGGCCAAAGGTCGCGAGTCAGTAGTCGTTGATGACGAGAACAGCATCCCGGACGATCTGATGCGCGTGAAGACCGAGATCGCGCCAGACAAGACTGCCATCGCCGCCAAGCTAAAGGCCGGCGAGGAAGTGCCCGGTGCGCGCCTTGAGCGCGGCCAATCATCCATCCGCATCAAGTAAGGAGCCAGAATGGCCAAGCACAAATACGACGTGGTAGCAACGGTCGGAAAGTACGAGAAGAACGGCGAGACCAAGTACATCAGTCGGAAGGTCGGCGCGGTCATCCAGACCGACAAGGGCTTCCGCATGAAGATGGACGCATTCTTCAACCCGGCCGGCTGCAAGGTCGACGAAGACGGCTCAATCTGGCTTGCCCTGTTTGAGCCGCGCGACGATCAGCAGCAGGGCCAGCCGCAGCAACAGCGTCAAGGCCAGCCGCAGCGCAGCCAGCAGGCCGCACCGCCTGATTTTGATGACGACCTGCCATTTGCCAACCCCTACCGCGGCGCCCGCTCGCTGCTGATCTGATCCACCCCGGGCGCCCCGCGCGCCCTCCTCCCCGGTACCTCCCCATGATCGACACATCTGCCATTGCGCGGGGCGAGCCCCTGCGCGCGCAAATTGAGTCCGCCACGGCTGCATTCCTGAACGCTGGCGGAAAGATCCAGCTGCTGCCGGACAGCATCGGCAAGCCGATAGAGATCAAGCCGGTGGCGTTCAACAACGCCGGCAACCTGGAGGCGGACCTGCGCAGCCGCAAGCGTGGCGCCCGCAACTCTGCCGTATCGAACAGCCTCCCGCTTCGCAAGCGTGGCACTCCGCAGGCCAAGCAGAATGAGGCGCTGCGCGAGGTGTGGCCGTGAGATTCCCCGACGTGCTCGACGCTATCCGGCACGCAGCGTACCGGGCGGAAATCACTGGCAAGCCGTGGGGCGTCTACGCGCTTGCCCAATACATCGTCGCCCCGCTTGGTGACCTGAGCGAGGCGGCACTGCTGGAGGTGTGCCAGCCATGAAACGCAACCTACCCCACGCCCGCCTCAATCGCATGAGCCGGGCCATCGTCCGCCAGTTCCGCGTCTCGGTCGTGAACATGGATCCAGAAGGACGGCAGGGGCTCGTCGACTGGAAGACCTGCCGCAGCATCGCGCCAAGCCGGCAGATCGCCGAGGCCGTCTGCGACATCGCCCATAGCTGGGTCATCTACCTGGCCGCGTTCTGCATCGACCAGAAGG